CTATTAAAGGCAAAGAACTTGATCCTGAAAAACTAATAGAACTACAAACCAAAATAAATATGGTTGAAGCTTCGCATAGAACTTTGTTCGTTGCTGGTTGGAGACCTTTCATAGGATGGATATGCGGAGTTGCATTAGCTTATAATTTTGTTATACGTGATTTATTTATTTGGATAACAAAAACAACAGATGCACCACCGCCATTACAAATGGAACATTTAATGACAGTACTGCTAGGAATGCTCGGGCTTGGCGGACTAAGAACATACGAGAAAATAAAAGATAAAGTAAAATAATTAAATTAAATTAAATGAAAAAAGTAGAAGAAACAACGAAGATTACAGAAGAGCAACTAGAAACTATTCGTGATCACCAACAAAAGCTAAGTAAGACAGTTACTAATATTGGTTTTCTAGAAACTCAAAAACACGGTTTACTTCATGAGTACGCTGGTTTAGTTGATGATATTGAAAAATATAAATTAGAACTAGAAAAAGAATATGGCGCTATAAACATTAATATAGAGGACGGTAGCTACACTGTTATTGAAAAAGAAGATTAATGTGGAACATATTATAAGAAAAATCAGTATAGGCTCTGATTATAAAAATGACGCTATGCATTACGCTGTAGGTCAACAAGTTTATGGTGGCCATACTATATGTGATATAATATTTGAAACTAAAGAACAGTCTTACAATATCCATATAAAAAAAGAAAATGAAGTTTTGCCTTGGAAAAAGTTTAATAAAAACATGGCAATATCTGTTGAATACGATTTAGAATATTAATGAATAGTGTTTATCAGTTCATAATAAAACCGATAGGCGAAAGATATAATAACGAGTTGAAGGTTGGTAATAAAAAACTAACCATCAACTCTAGTATCTCCAGCCATAAGTTTGTTAATAGAGAAGCAGAAATAGTTGCTGTTCCTTTAGCTTTTAAAACAGGTTTAAAAAAAGGTGACAAAGTAATAGTACATCATAATATATTTAGAAGATACTACAATCAGAAAGGTAAATCTGTAAATAGTAGTAAATACTTTAAAGAAGATTTGTATTTTGCTTCAATAGACCAACTTTACATGAAGAAAGTTGATGATACTTGGAAAACTTTAGGAGATTATTGTTTTATAAAACCAATAATAAATAAAGACGACACTACGCTAGATAAACTAAAGAAATGTGTTGGTATAGTAAAGTTTAGTAATAACTCCTTAGAAGCTCTTAAAATGACAGTAGGTGACGTTGTAGGCTTTAAAGCAAATAGAGAATTTGAGTTTTTAATCGACGGACAAGTTTTATACTGTATGGAATCAAATGATATTTTAATTAAATATGAAGATAAAGGAAACGAAACTGAATATAATCCAAGCTGGGCAAATAGCAGTTGAAGAATTAATAAAGGTAGCTAAAGAAAAGATCGTAGACTCAGAAGATGACATCTCAGCTGATAGACTTAAAAATGCTGCCGCTACTAAAAAGCTTGCTATATTTGATGCTTTTGAGATATTATCTAGAATAGAAGAAGAAGAGAATATAATAAACGAAAAACCTACACAAAAGAAACAACAAGCTTTTAAAGGTTTTGCTGAAGGTAGATCTAAGTAATGTACGAGCAAAGTCTATACCACGTAGTAGAAGACCATATAAAGCCTAAAATAATAAAAAGATTAAATAGGCTTAAGAAATGGGAGTACGGATATAATAAAGAGCATGATGTTGTTGTTATAAGTAAAACAGGACAAATAGGTGAAATATATAACATACAGAACTTATTAATAGCATTACCATTAGCTAAAGACGTATATAAAAGTTCCAATAAAATTGAAAATCAAAGATGGCAAGTTTTAGATTATCCATCCGAATTAAATAAAATAAAAACGGTATACGACTGGAACGAAAGACCTATAGCGTTTAAAGAAAAATATTATGACTATATTAACAAAGAGTTTGTTAGGCGTGAAGAAGGTTATTGGTATTACAACAAAGGTATTCCTACTTATATCACTGGTTCTCACTACATGTACCTGCAGTGGACCAAAATTGATGTGGGGCACGCAGACTTTCGCGAATCAAACAGATTATTCTACATATTCTGGGAAGCTTGCAAGTCGGATAGTAGATGCTACGGAATGTGTTATCTTAAGAACAGACGATCCGGGTTCAGTTTCATGGCTTCATCCGACACGGTTAACCAGGCTACAATATCAAGAGATTCTAGGTTTGGAATACTCTCTAAGTCGGGAGCTGATGCTAAGAAAATGTTCACGGATAAGGTTGTACCCATATCGATTAACTACCCATTCTTTTTCAAACCGATACAAGACGGGATGGAACGTCCCAAAACAGAATTATCATATAAGGTACCGTCCAAACGTCTCACTAGAAACTCAATCAAGGAGACTTCAGAGGACATACAGGCCGGCCTTGACACGACGATCGACTGGAAGAACACAGGAGACAACTCGTACGACGGAGAGAAACTTAAGCTCCTCGTCCACGATGAATCGGGTAAATGGGAGAGACCGGACAACATCCTCAACAACTGGAGGGTCACGAAGACAACGTTAAGATTAGGTAGAAGAATCGTCGGTAAATGTATGATGGGTTCTACTTCAAATGCATTAGATAAAGGTGGAGAAAACTTTAAGAAGTTATACGAAGCTTCGGATGTCAACAAAAGAAACCGCAACGGTCAGACTAGCTCAGGATTATATAGTCTGTTCGTACCTATGGAGTGGAACTACGAAGGATACATTGATTCTTATGGACTACCTGTATTCGACACTCCGAAAAAACCAGTTAAAGGAATTGACGGAGAAGAAATCGATATTGGTGTAATATCGCATTGGGAAAATGAAGTTGAAGGATTAAAAGACGATCAAGACGGTTTAAATGAATACTACAGACAGTTTCCAAGAACAGAGAAACATGCTTTTAGAGATGAGGCTAAAGAATCTTTGTTTAATTTAACTAAAATATACGAGCAGATAGATTATAATGAAGACTTACGCAACACTAATGTTGTTACGCAGGGTAATTTTCAATGGGAAGGTGGGATTAAAGATACTAGAGTAATATTTGTTCCTAATAAAAACGGCAGATTTCTAGTAAGTTGGGTACCTCCTATTGCTCTTCAAAATAGATACAATATAAAAAATAATACTAAATATCCAGGTAACGAGCATTGCGGAGCTTTTGGATGTGATAGTTATGATATATCTGGTACAGTAGACGGTAAAGGATCTAAAGGATCTTTACACGGATTAACTAAGTTCTCTATGGAGGACGTGCCGCCTAATTTATTTTTCTTAGAATACATATCAAGACCACAAACCGCTGACATATTCTTTGAAGATGTTCTTATGGCTTTGGTTTTTTATGGAATGCCTATATTAGCAGAGAACAATAAACCAAGACTATTATATTATATAAAAAGAAGAGGTTACAGAGGATATTCTATGAATAGACCTGATAGAACAATGAATAAACTGTCTACAACTGAAAGAGAAATAGGTGGAATACCTAACTCTAGCGAAGACATAAAACAAGCTCACGCAGCCGCTATAGAGGATTATATAGAAAACCATGTAGGTTTATTAAATGAAGGTTATGGCAACACTTATTTTCAAAGAACATTAGAAGATTGGGCTAAATTTAATATTAACAATAGAACAAAGCATGATGCTTCTATAAGTTCTGGACTAGCTATAATGGCTTGTAACAAACATAGATACTCACCAGTAGCAAAAAAAACAATATCAAAAGTTTCTTTAGGTTTTAGAAAATACAATAACACAGGAGTGAATTCAAAAATAATATAAATAAATGGTCTATACTAATAATAATAGCATCTTTCCAGATCAGGTGGTACCTGAAGAAGAAAAGAAATCATTTGAATATGGTTTAGCTGTTGGAAACGCTATTGAACAAGAGTGGTTTAGAAATAACAGTGGACAGAATAGGTTTTCTTATAACTTCCAGAATTTTAATAGACTAAGATTATATGCTAGAGGCGAACAACCTATACAGAAATATAAAGATGAATTATCAAACAACGGTGACTTATCTTACCTTAATTTAGACTGGAAACCAATACCTGTTTTGTCTAAGTTTGTAGATATAGTGGTAAACGGTATGACTGAAAAAGGTTATGAATTAAATTCATTTGCTTCAGATCCTTTTGCTTTAAAACAACGTACTGATTTTGCTTCTAGTGCACTTAGAGATATAAAAAACAAAGCTGCTATAGATCAACTTTCTCAAGCAACTGGTCAAAACTTTTATGCATCTGCTGATCCTAATAATCTTCCTAAAGACGAAAACGAATTAGACTTATATATGCAGCTTAATTATAAGCAAAGCATAGAAATAGCAGAAGAAGAAGTAATAAATAACGTTCTTGATAGTAATAAGTTTGATGAAACTAAAAAAAGACTAGCGTACGATTTGACAGTGTTAGGAATATCAGCTGTAAAAACTAGTTTTAATTTATCTGAAGGAGTTACTATAGAGTATGTCAATCCTGCAAATTTAGTTTATTCAGCTACTGATGATCCTAATTTTGAAGATATATATTATGTAGGTGAGATTAAAAGCCTAACATTACCTGAAATAAAAAAGTTATTTCCAAATCTAACTAATGATGAGTTAGAAAGAATACAAAAATATCCAGGTAGGCAAAACTACGCTCAAAGTGATTGGCAAGTAAACAGCGATGTTAATCAACATCAAGTGTTGTTTTTTGAATACAAAACGTATCAAGATCAAGTATTTAAAATAAAACAAACTGAGCAAGGTTTAGAAAAAACATTAGAAAAGCCTGATACTTTTAATCCACCTCAGAGTGATAACTTCGAAAGAGCTTCAAGATCTATTGAGGTATTGTATACAGGAGCAAAAATTCTAGGCATGCAAGACACTATGCTAGAGTGGAAACTTGCTGAAAACATGACTAGACCTTATGGAGATACAGTTAAGGTTAACATGAATTATGTTATCTCAGCTCCTAGAATGTATCAAGGACGAATTGAATCTATAGTAAGTAGAACTACTGGTTTTGCTGATATGATTCAATTAACTCATTTAAAACTACAACAAGTTTTAGCAAGATTGGTTCCTGACGGTGTTTACGTAGATGTAGATGGCTTAGCAGAAGTAGATCTAGGTAACGGAACTAACTATAATCCAGCAGAAGCATTAAACATGTATTTTCAGACTGGTACTATAGTAGGTAGATCACTTACTCAAGATGGTGAAATGAATAGAGGTAAAGTACCTATTCAAGAACTTCAAAGCTCTTCAGGCATATCTAAGATACAAGCTATGATTCAAACGTATCAATACTACCTACAAATGATACGTGATGTAACTGGATTAAACGAAGCTAGAGACGGAAGCGCACCAGATAAAAATGCTTTAGTTGGATTACAAAAACTTGCAGCAGCAAACTCTAACACAGCTACAAGACACATACTACAGTCTTTAATGTATTTAACTATAAGATCTTGTGAAAATATAAGTTTAAGAGTTAGTGATATGCTACAGTTTCCGTTAACTAAAGCAGCATTATTAAACAGTATAAACGCTTTTAATGTAGCTACCTTACAAGAAATTGATTCATTATCAATACATGACTTTGGTATATTTTTAGACTTAGAGCCAGACGAAGAAGATAAAGCTCAATTAGAAAAAAGCATACAAATAGCTTTACAGTCAGGTGGTATAAAATTAGCTGATGCTATTGATATAAGAGAAATACAAAATATAAAGTTAGCTAATACTTTATTAAAGTTTAGACAAGCTGAAAATCAAGCGGCTGAAAGAGCGGCTCAAATGGAAAACATACAAGCTCAAGCTCAAGCTAATGCTGAGTCTGCTGAAAAAGCAGCAGCAGCTGAAGTACAAAAACAACAAGCTTTAGCGCAGACAGAGGTTCAAATAGAACAAGCTAAGTCTCAGTTTGAAATAGAACGTATGGAGCAAGAGGCTAATATTAAAAGAGGTTTGATGGCTGAGGAATTTAGTTATCAAATGAAGTTAGCGGAGATGCAAGCTCAAGCAACAGCTAAAAAAGAAGCTGAAATTGAAAATAGAAAAGACAAAAGATTACAAATGCAAGGCACTCAACAGAGTGAACTTATAGATCAAAGACAAAATGATCTACTGCCTAAAAACTTTGAATCATCTGGTAACGATAACTTAGATGGTTTTGGTTTAGAGCAATTTACCCCAAGATAGGGAATTATTAATTTTTATTATATTATATTATGTCAGAAGAAGTAAAACAAGAAGGAGAGTTTAAATTAAAAACTAAAACTCCTAAGATTAAAGGTCAGGGAAATATAGTACCTGAGGTAACCAAAGTAGATTTAAGTAAAAAACCAGAAGAAGATGCCGTTCAAACACAAGAGACAGATGATAGCAATGTTGTTGTCGAAGAATCAAAAGACAGTGGCAACAGCGAAGGAGTGGTTGAAGAAGTACGGGCCACCGAAGAAGAAGTAGCAGAATCTCCTATAGAACTAGTAGAAGATGAAGACAATAATAATGAAGAGGTCACAATGGTTGGAGGCACTGAAAGTCCCGACGCCTCACAGAAACAAGAAAAAGTATTACCGCAAGCAGAAACACAAGAATTACCAGAAAACGTAGAAAAGCTAGTAGCTTTCATGAAGGAGACTGGTGGAACCGTTGAAGATTATGCTAGATTAAATGCTGATTATAGCAATGTAGACGGTGAAGCTTTGTTAATAGAATACTACAAACAATCTAAACCTCATTTAGATTCAGAAGAAATTCAATTTGTAATTGAAGATTCTTTTAAATTTGATGAAGATTTAGACGAAGCAAGAGATATTCGAAAGAAAAAGCTTGCATATAAAGAAGAAGTTGCAAAAGCCAAAAACTATTTGGATTCGCTTAAAGATAAATACTACGCAGAGATCAAGTTGAGACCTGGAGTTAATCAAGAGCAACAAAAAGCTATGGACTTTTTTAACCGATATAATGAAGAGCAAGAGCTCAATAAAGTTAACCAAAGTAGGTTCCACGACCAAACGAACAAGCTTCTTAACAATGAATTCAAAGGTTTTGATTTTAAAGTTGGAGAGAAGAAGTTTAGGTATGGTATAAAAGACCCTGTTAAGGTTGCTGATAACCAAAAAGATATATCCACTTTCATTAAGACGTTCTTAAATGATAAAGGAGAAGTCGTAGATACAAAAGGTTATCATAAAGCTTTATACGCTGCGCGAAATGCAGATACAATTGCTAATCACTTTTATGAGCAGGGTAAAACTGACGCTATTAAAGGTCAATTAGCTAAATCTAAAAACATAAGTACAGAGCCTCGCAAAACACAAGATGGTAATGTATTTATTGATGGATTTAAAGTAAAAGCAGTTAGCGGTTTAGATTCTTCAAAACTTAAAATTAAAACAAGAAAATTTAACAATTAAAAACTAAATTATTATGGGAACATTAAACACTGCGTTTGGGACTATTATACCGTCTCAATCACAACAATTATTACAGTCTAACTACTTGCAGTTTAATACTGGAACTGGAAAAGACTTTGCACAACAGTAT